GGAACTATTTGACAGTCGGAATTGACATCAACGCAGGCTATCGTTGCAACTTGGACGACCTGTATTTGATTGCACACAAGTATGGTGTTTCGCTCAAAAACTCCATCATGATCAATTTCACCGGCATCTCTGAATTTGCCGGGAATCATGTCGGCGTTAAAACCCACGCCAGAAACATTACGACAAACATCGACACCTATGTGTTGTTCGGCGCAACGGTTGTTTCATTTGAACAACTCAATACGAGAGCATCCGTCAAAGCCGGTGTTTCCTTTTCGGACTCTAGCGCGATCTCCATGCTGCTATGGCTTTCGGAATCGACGCCGGTGGTCATGTACCTTTTGCAGAACGTGGACAGTTTCACATGCGTGAACTTGTACTACGAACCATCTGGCTCACCTAGTGCGTTGAATTACGCAAGACAGGATAGAGAAGGCAACTATCAATACTGGACTGTGTACATGGGGTCTGATGAAGACAACACAGTCGGCTCTGGTGTTGAGATTCTTCAGATCATCTTCAACACGATCACTGAGTATGGCGGTACGTTGTTCTTCCGCGCCTACTTTTGCCAAGTTCTGCAATACAACTGCCGGTTTGGTCGCGGCTATGTGCAGATTGATGGTGATTGCGCTGGTATTCAACCTCCAACAAGAGCAGCCAACTGGGATGCCGGCAACACCGTTATTCTTGCGGAAGGTGGTACGTTCTTAAAAGACAACAGCTACAGGCGCAACCCTTATAACTTGTTTCCCAATGGCAACTTCACTTTGCCAAATTTATTGACGCCTGTCACTACGACCAACTGCTCTATTGATATTGTTTCCTCTGAAAGCATTGGCGTAGTAGCTCCGTATCCAAAAAACATGATGCGGATTACGTTGACGCCAGGCTTCGCAAATTCGGTTGTCAACTGGATCGTTGGCGCTGCGTCGCAATACAGTAATACTGGTCAAAATGGAGCTGGTGTATTTCAGGCATGGATTGAGGCCCACATCAAAGCCTCTTCTGCAAATGTCTCTTTGGTTGGCGTCAAGGCGCTGAACGCAAACGGGAATATCCAAGGTGTGACGACAAATGCCGCATATGGAAGAACACCAGATGAATGGAATGTTATTGTTCAAACAGGAAATGTTGCGTATGACAATGCCGCACTTCCGTTTTTCTACGTTCAGTTGGAAATAACCAGAAGCAGCTTTGCTGGAACAGACTATGTGTACGTTGACGAACTAATTGTTCGAGACGTATACGCAAAAGAAATAGACCCAATTAGCACGTTCGATATTGATTCCGGCCTTTGCTACTCTGGCACGACCACCACTGGCGGTGGTCCACGCTACTACGCGCAATTTACGCTTCCAGCTGGGCTTCGGCAAACTCAAAGTTATGATGTTGTCGCAACTGGTTACGGTTCTGCAGACTTAGCAATTTCAGTGGAAAAGTCAGTTGGGTTTTTCAGGGTTTGGTCTAACTCAAACACTGGATCGGTGGTTGCTAAAGTCATTCCTCGTATTGCCTATCTGCCATAAGGAGCAACCATGTCAAAAAAAGACCCCGCACTTAACCAGCGCAAAGGCGACATCCCACATTTAATCAATGTGATCAAGGGATTCGACCAAAGTGTTCCTGCTCACATCGTCAATGCTAACAAGGCAGAACTGAAAAAGATTTACGATAACGCAGATTTGTCAGAAGACGAAACAGAGTTGATTGAGACTGTTTTAGAAAAACGTGCTGGCCCGGTTGACCAGAATTGATTTTGATTGGAGATCAAAATGGCTCTAGAAAAAGTTGTGGCTGTTGACCGAATTGAAGTTTTGGAAAACGGTTCTGTGCAGGTTCGCACCAAGACCGCCATCATGGAAGATGGCAAGCAAATTAGCGGCACATTCCATCGCCACGTCGTCGCACCCGGCGATGACTACAGCGGAGAAAATGCACGAGTGCAGGCCATCTGCGCTGCCACGCACACTCAGGAAGTGATTGACGCATACCAGGCGGTGCTCGCCTCGAAAGGAGTCTGACATGGCAACCAACAGTCAAATCGCATTCAACCCGCAAGGCGAGACCGTAGTCATCGCTGCAGCCGTCGCACCTCCTGCCGGCGTTCAGGCTCCGGTCTACGACAAGTTTGATGCTCAGGGCATGGGCCAGTACCGCATCGTCAACAGCAGCCAGAACACAGTGTTCCTGGGCGTTGGCTCGACTGCTGCGTTGGCGACTGCCAATGCCGTAGCCCCTGTGGCCGGCAACCCGTCTCCGGCCATCGTGCTGGTGCCTGGTGCTGTTGAAATCCTGCGCTTTAACCGGACGGTCTACTTCAGTGGGGCAGCTTCTGGCGCATCCACTGTCTACATCGTGCCTGGCGAAGGCCTCTGATGGAGTCGGACCTGCTTGGCACCGGTTATGGCAAAACAATGTCAACGCTATTGCCGAATAATTTTCCACCAATAAAATCTGGAGAGGTTTGATGGAGCAGGCTATGGCGTTTGACGAAACAAATTTTGATCCAGTAAGATATGGTGTCTTGTGGCAGAAGGTTCAGGACATGGACAAGAAAGTCGACAAGATGGAGCGCAATGTCGAGGAGCTGCTTGCCCTGGCCAACAAAGGCAAGGGCGGCCTGTGGTTCGGCATGAGCATCGTGTCTGGCGTGTCTGCGGTGGTGGGCTACGCTCTGAACTATTTCAAGCATTGACCGTGTTCAAACTCAGCGCTCGTTCGCTGGCACGACTGGAAGGTGTCAATCCAGCTCTGGTTCGTGTCGTCAAACGTGCCATTGAGCTGACCAAGGTTGACTTTGCAGTCACCGAAGGACTGCGCACGCCAGAGCGCCAGCGAGAGCTGTTTGCCAAGGGTGCCAGCCATGTCAAGGAAGGCGGCACGCATGTGGCCGGCCGAGCTGTCGATCTGGTGGCATTCCTTGGCGGCCGTATCTCGTGGGAACTGAACCTCTACGACGACATTGCCGACGCCATGCGTCTGGCTGCGCTGGAGGCCAATGTAGGACTGCGCTGGGGTGCTGCGTGGAATGTGCCTGACATCCGACAGTGGAATGGGACGATGGAGTCGGCCATGATGCACTACATCGACACTCGCAGGAAAATGGGCCACCGGCCTTTTATTGACGGTCCTCACTTCGAGTTGGCATAGGAGAAATCATGGACCCACTAACCATCCTCGCAGCCCTCGGCCCTTTGGCCGTTGACCTAGGAAAGTCGCTGATCGGGCGTTTCATCCAGACTGACGGCTACAAGCCCGTCAACGTCGATGAGTACGTCAAGATGCGCCAGTTCGATCTGGACATGTTCAAGGCCATGAACGAGGCCGGTGGGGCCAACCCCTCATACCCGTGGGTCGAGGCCGCTGTGCGCCTCATGCGCCCCGCTGTGGCTCTCGTTGTGCTGGGAACCTGGGCTTCGCTCAAGCTATCTGGCCAGCCAAGCGACGCTGTGGACAACTTCGCTGCGGCTGTGGGCTTCTACCTGTTCGGCGACAGGACGCTGTTCTACAGCCGCAAGGCAAAGTAGCCTACAAAAAGCTGATCGCGGTCATCAGACTGACCAGCAGCGCGATCACACCGACAAGAATCATAGCGAGCTGGTCGCTGAAGTGATCCGGCTGGCAGACGCATTTGTAGCCAGACTTGTCGTAACCCAAACCCTCGCACCACTTGCACGGCTCAGGCTTACGCACAGGGCAGTCACGGCCCTGGCGGCAGTCCCCATACTCGTCGCAGCAGTTCATTTGTCCAGGCTCAAAAACATGCAGGCGTACTTGTGACTCACGCCTTTGGAGTCGATGTAGGTCTCGCCACATCCGACCATCCACTCCATGAGCAGGATGGCCATTGCCACGCCAATTGTCAAGGCCAGCGCCAGGTTGAGCAGTGGGTCATTGCTCGTCCACCTCTACCGTCAGCAGGCGCAGCTTCATGCGCTCAAGCAGCCAAAGTACATCGCCACCGTCGGCATAGGTGCTGGCGAAATACTCCTGGCCGTCTTTGTCGTACCCACAGATGATAAAGCCTTCCAGCTTGCCCTTGGTGTTTTCCAGCACGATGTCAGGATTGAGGTCGAGCTTGGTGATGCCGTTGAATGGGATGACGTTGGTCATGCTCGCTGATCCAGCAACTCAAGCGCAATCTGGCGCAGCACCACGTAAGGCTCGGCTCCCTGCTCATTGGCTCCGCGCTTGTCCATCATGTGGTCGAGGATTTTTTCGGAATCCGTGCGCGTGTCTTTGCGCATCAGTGCCAGAGTCTCTTCTTCGCTTGCATAGGGGTCTTTCATGCTCGTAGCTCCTGTAAAAATTCGGTTGGTTTTGTAAGTTGGGTAAGGGTTGCTCATTCTTACTCCTTCTTTGCAAAGTCTTCACACTTGCGCTTCCAACCCCAAGAATCCTTGAGCCAATACACAGGCGCGTAAAAGCGTGGCTTGTGCAGCATGGCGCAAATCAGCGTTGGCTTAGGAATCGCTCTCATGGTGGCGTGTTTGCACTGATCGCAGTGTTGGGTTTTCATGGCGTGCTCTTCTCCTTGAGTTTGGCGCTTTTGTAATAGACAAAAACGATGCGCTCCAAGAAATAATCTTCGCCACAACTGTTGCAAGATGCCACCGTATCGCCATCCAAGCCGGGGCCAAAGTTAATCTCCCAAGCATCCTGCTCAACGTGTCCACAGTGTGGGCAAATTGGTTTGCTATCCATGGTTCTTGCTCCTTAATTTGGCTTCGACTGCCTCAATCAAATCCCATGTCGGGCAATAGTCACCATGCAGTCCACCAACTGTGTTTTCTTTTTCAAGCTGGCGAATATCGTCAGGTGTCAGACCAACCCATTGCCGCTGTGCTCCACGCAGATCGTCAATTTTCTGCTGCATTTGCTTGGCCGCACGCATGGCTGTGAGCTCACCAAGGTAGTCGTGACAAAGATTGGTCAGGCGCTCGCGCTCCTGTTCAAGCTCTGCGGCGTGACGCCACCCTTCCCGTTCAGATTGATGTAGGCTGCGCAGTTCGGCAGAGGCATCATGGCAAATTCGACCAACAGGATGCCAAGTCGTCCCAGCTTTCCAGTCATTGCTGTCATCCACACCAATCCGAACATCTACTGGAACAGCATCCAGCAAATCTATCAAAGGCACTTGTTTTGCTTGGCTGTCTGTCATTGCATCTTCTCCTGAATGTCCGAGGGGTCAACCACCATCATCTGTTGGAAATAAATGGCAAAGCTGGCCTTGGTGTCGTTGCCAAACGGCATGGCGTGCACACGCTTCATGGCCTCCCGCATGGCGCTGTTCCAGCCGGAGATGAACACCCACTTGGCTGCGTCGTTTGGTGACAGGCCCAGATCACCATAAAGCTGGTCGTAATGTTCGAGCGCGTCCATCAGTACGAATCCTCGGTCATGGCTTCCTCGATCTCAAGCTCAATGCGGCAGCGGTCGGCTCCCGTCAGTTTGCGATCAAGCCAGGCGGCTGGTCGGCCACGTCGGTCGAGCACCTCCCAGCAGCTCTCGCTGTACCCGTAATAGTCCATGTCGCTTGGCGCGTTGTAACTGTACGAGCCACTCACGCTGCTGAACTCCGTCACGCCAATCAGGCAAGGGATGCCTGCGACGGTGCTTTCGATTTCGGCCAGGTATGTCATATGGTCACCTTCAATGCTGTGTCTTCATCTTCGCTGTGGGAAAACATGCTTAGTTCATGCGTGTTGCCGTCTTTGTCGGTGACTTTGATGGATCGCGTCCAGAATGGATTTTGCCCACCGTGATAGAAGCGTTCGCAAATTTCAATGCTGGCCACGTCGTGAATGGTTGTCTCTGTTTTCATGAGGACCACCATGCAACGAGCAAGCATGCCATGCCGACACCGATGGCAATGGCCAGAAGAAAACCTGCAGCGGCTTCGCATCGGCTCTCTGTTTTGCTGATAAACAAACGGCGCTTGATCTCGGCGCTGTACGGGTACTGAGTGTGCTGGTGATGTTTCATGTCGTTCTCCTAAAAGGTGGGGCCAGTGGCCCCGGTTTTGTTAGACAAAATCAAAGCTGTATTCAGCGCCTGGCGTAACGATCACACCAACACCAATAAACTCAAAAGCGTTTTGGATTTTTGATGCTTCGCGTGGTGTGCATCCAGTGACAAACAAGGTGCCGTTGAAGTATTCGGATGCTGCCATTGGTGCAGATTCTTTGGCCACATCGCGCACGTAGATGCCAAATTGTGTTTCGTCCATTGTGTGATTTGCTGCCATGTCGTTTCTCCGATTTGTTTGTTGCGATGACTGAATCATAACACGAACACCCACAAACGCGCACAAAGAATATAAGATTATTTTATAGGTGTTTTCCCTAATCCATCATCTCAACATCATGCGGACCACGCTTGCCATCTAGGATTTCATGCAGTCGCTTTTCGGTCAGCCTGTGACAGCGCACCATCACTCTGGCTGGCAGCACATCGATCAGCTCGGCATAGTCGCTCAGGATTGAGCGCACGGCCACAATGCCTTCACCGTCCAGGCGCAGGCTTTGCCCTGCCTTGCTGCGCTTGCCTGCCTTGGCCATGGCGGTGATGGCGTCCATCAGCAGGCCGCTTCCGTCCTCGCAGACCTTCATCTCCTGCACCAGCGTTTCCACCAAGTTGATGGCGTCCGAAACCAGCCGCCAGTCGTTTGGCTGCGGGTTTTCGCCTTGCTCGAGTTGGTGCAGGCCTTGGTACATCTTGGTGAGTTGGTGCGTCCGCCAAGCCTGCGGCAAAGGCTCGGTCGGGCTTGCGGTCATTTCGTCGAGCAAGGTGTACCGCTTCGGGCGTGGCTGGCGCTTTTTCTTCACACGAACCCCGACAGGTCTGGGGCTTGCCAATTCGGCGGCTTCCCAATTTTCCCGCCTAGCAGGATCACCGGCTTACCGTCCACCAGCTTGGCGTCGTTGCTGGCCAGCACGGCCTGGTCGGCTCCACGCTTGTCGAAGCCTGCCAGGTACGCCACACCGTTGCCGGTGACCTCGCTGTCACACAAAGCGTCGAGCGCCTCGATGCGGTCGCTTGGGTTGATGCTGGCCATGACCAGACCCTTCTTCATTCCGGCAGCCACGTGCAGCATGTCGGCCACGCACGACTCCAGGATTTCCAGATCTTTGGCCGAATCAAAATCGATGCACATCAGGAACTCGACGAACTCCTCGATGTGGCAGCCGATCTGCACTGACAGCGCAGCAGGCCCAGGAACCTTGCCGCAGGCCTTCAGCCAGGCCGCTGTGCGCTCAAAGTTGCTTGTCTGTGCCTCGGATACCAGGCGCTCGTTTCTGGCCCGTAAAAGCCGGTTCTCGTATTCCAGCTCGGCCACCAGCATGTCCAGTTTCATCTCGTCTTCGGTCATGGCTTGAACTCCAAAATGCTGAAGGTTTTTTCCACTCGGTCGAAAAAGACCGCCAGCGCGGGACGACACCCGCAGCCAGCGGCCTTGCAGACGGCCAGGTGCATTTTCGATGGCTTGAGGTATGCCATCAGCATGTGCCGTTTGTCCATCAGTATCTCCAGATGGTCACATCGACCACCCAAAGGCACAGGCAGAACTGTCCTTGGTGAATACCAAACACAAACAGCGGCCAGCGGTGCGTGAACAACTCCACATCAAACTGCCAGCCGCGCCTCATGCTTTAACCTTGTCCAGCTCAAGCCGGATGTAGTGCAGCACCTGGGCGCTCAGGCTTCGGGTGTTGCGCTCGGCCTCGGCCTTGAGCTTGGCCATAATGTCGTCCGACAGGCGGACGGTCACATATTGGGTCTTGTTTTTTGTGGTCATGCTTTGGCCTCCTCGAACATGTCAGCCGTCGCAGGCCCACCGGCCAGCTCGACCGGAATGCCACTGGTCAGCAGGCTCACCAGATCGTCTTGGCCAGCCACCTCAATGTCGAAGCGCGTCTGCGCTGCGTGCCGGATCGCCTGCGCCTGGTTGCTTGCGCGAATCAGGCGGTGCTTGTTGGTCTCCACGTCGGTGACCAGGTAAATGCGTGTGCTCATGGTTGCTCCTCAGAATTTCCAGGTGGCTGCCTTGACTGCCCACATCTGGCCAGTCTGAATTTCAGTGATGGCCAAACTCGCCATCCGTGCGATTTCAGCATTTGGCTGGTTGGTGCGCAGCTCGTGAATCTCGTCGATCAGGTCTGCGCACTTGCGCTTGATTGCTTCAACTGTCGGGTCTCCGCTTGGGTTGAATGTCAGGCCAACGGCCTTCTCTCCGAATGTCATTTCACGTCCTTCGCTCATGGTTTTCTCCTGGTGGTTGATAGTCAAAATGGGATATCGTCGTCCATGTCGTCAAAGCCGGAGCCATGCGACTGTGGTGCGGCTTGCGGCTTGGGCTGTGGCTTTGGCTGGCTGCTTGCCTGCTCACCACCGGACACAAACTCAAGATCAACCAGGCGTGCGACCATCTTGGTGGCCTGCGTGCCGTCGCCTTTGGTGAAGGTCTGGATGCTCACATCCTCAAGGTAAGCCACGATCTGGCCACCCTTCTTGATGTATGGCGCCAAAGACTCTGCGCGTTGGCCCCACAGCGAAGCGTCGACCCACTGCGTCGGGCGCTTGCCGTCGTCGCCTTTTTTGCCATAGGTGAACGCCAGCGAGACGTTGGCCACCGCTGCACCGCCTGGTGTGTATCGCACCTCAGCGTCTTTGCCGATGCGTGCCAGTCCGTTTGCTTTCATGCTTGCTCCTTTGTGAAGTGATTAAATGATTCCGTGATTGGCAAATTCGCCATGGAGGATGCTTCTTGCTTTTATGGCAGCCTGTTTCGCAAGCTCTAGGTCATCAAAATGGCCAATGAATATTCGCTGCGTTTTCACTCGAATCCGGACGCGCCATTTTTCTTTTGCCTTATGCCAATCAACATTCTTGACGCCAGATGTGTTTGTTGATCGCATCGCTTGGTTCCACTCATTGCAAGCTCGTGTTGCAGGTCGAAGATTCTCAATCCTGTTGTCCAGCTTGTTGCCGTTGATGTGGTCAACTTCCTCTGGCCAATAGTCGTGATGCAGGAAAAATATCAACCGATGCGCAAGATGCTTTTCGCCTTTTATCTCGACTTGCCAATATCCACCGTTATGCAAAAACCCGGCTTTTTGTCCTGTTTTTGCTTTGTTGTTTCTGTCTACTTTCCAAATCAAGTGACCGTCTCGATACTCGAGGAGTTCTGTGATTTCTGACTTGTTCATGCTTCCCTCGCTTTCAGCATGGCATCAGCCAGTTCGTAGGCGTCTCGTGCGTACATGTCCGCGTCAGACTGCGGCTGCACGGGGCACGCCAGCATGCCCTGCATCGCCTTGGCCGCAAAGTAGTCGCGCAGGGTCATGCCTGTTTCATTCGGCCATTGAGTGCGTGGAAACGCTGGCCCACCTGTTTTTGTGTTGCTCATGCTGCATCCTTGTAAGACTGGATGAACTCGACCTCGCGCTCGATGTCTCCGAGGAACTTGATCACCTCGATCTCCAACTCGTTGATGGCTTTCTCATCGCGCATCACCCGGCGAATGATGAGCTGGGCATTTTCTGGAAAATCTGGGTTGTAGGACACAAAGTCGCACCACTCGCGCTCGGCCACCCATAGCTGTCCCTGAATCTGCCAGCGGTAAGCCGATGGGCACTTGCCTGGCTCAAGTCGCAAATATTCCAAGTGCGTCTTTGGCATTGGGCACTTGTATTCGGTCATGCCGACATCGCCAACCAAACCATCAGGGCTGACACCGACCTGCAGCGTATCGTGCATGCAAAACCCGATCTCGGTAACCAGATGGCCGGTGTTTGCCTCATAAGCCAATCTGGCCAATGGCTCGCGCTCTGTGCCCTGCTCCATTGCAAACGTGGTCTTGAACTCTTCGCGCA